TGAATCGCCAGTGCGATTGTGCCGCACGTCGTTGCAGATTCTCGCAGCACAGGAAAACTCGCAACTTGAAGTGATGAAGAACGCTGGCAACCCGAAGTTGGCGTTCGTGCATCCGGGCCCGCTGAGCGAAGGCGCTCGGCAGTCAATCAGCGAAAAGTTCTTGCAGCATCACGCTGGCGCGGAGAACGCGGGCAAGCCCCTCGTGCTCGCCGAAGGTATGCGCGTCGAGCGAATCAGCAGCACGCTCGATGACGCTGGCATCGCCGCGGCTCGACGCTACAGCGTCGAGGACGTATCGCGCATCTACGGCGTGCCGACGTCGTACCTGAGCGAGCACAGTGCGAACGCGTACGGCTCAATGGAATGGCTGTCTCGCATGTACGTGGACGCGTGCTTACAGCACTGGTTCTCGACGTGGGCTGCCGAGATCGTGGCGAAACTTGCGCCGTTTGGTTCGGCGACGTTTGACGCTGACATGATCTCTCGGCCGTCGCTCGCCGAGCAAATGGCGGCGCTGCGCACTGGCGTTGAGTCCGGCGTCATCACGCGCAACGAGGCACGTGAGTACCTGAACCTCGCTCCGCTCGACGGGCTCGACGATCCGATCCTCGCGAAGAACATGGGCACGGGCGGCGGAACTACCAACCTTGGAAGCGACACGAGCGCAGGGAGCGTAGATGACTTCGCTTGAACGTCGCAGCGTCACCATCGGTGCACCCGCCGGCCGCACGCTCTCAGGTCTCGCGATCCCGTACGGCAAGTGGTCGCGTGAGATTTCCGAGCCATTCAACCCGCAGTTCAAAGAGCGCATTGCGCGTGGTGCATTCGGCGACCTCGCCGGCGCTGACATCAAACTGCTCTTCAACCACAACGCGAGCGCGTTGCTCGCTCGCACGCGCAGCGGCACGCTCACGCTTAACGACACTGCGAGCGGGTTGCGGTTCACCGCGGATATCGCCGAGACCAGCATCGGCAACGACGTGCGCGCGTTGCTCGAGCGCGGCGACCTGAGCGGCGAAATGTCGTTCGGGTTCTACGTCGATCGCGACGAGTGGAACCCACGACGCACCGAACGCACCGTCACCGCTGCTCGACTCGTCGAGCTCAGCGTTGTTGTCGATGCCGCGTACGGCGACAAGACCTCATCGAGCCTGCGGAGTGTTTCCGCGGCTGCCATTGAAGCCGCGGCGCTGCGGCTCGAGATTCACAAGCACAGGATGAAAGACCATGTCTGAAGAGTTGACCAACCTCGAAAACACCGTTCACGAGTACCGCAAGACCCTCGACTCCTTCGCCGCTCGCACTGGCGCGAAGACGCACCACGTTGAGATCCGCGGCAGCGGCGAAGAGCGCGAGAAGATCGCGCGCATCGACGCTGACCTTGACGCCGTCGAGCGCATGAACCAAGACCGTGCAGCACTTCGCGCAGCGCAAGAGCGCTTGAAGCAACTCGAAGAAGAGCGCTCGCAGCCGCAGTTCCGCGGCGTTGTCGCGCGTGCCGACGCCAAGCACGATCTCTCGAGCCCTGAGTACGCGAAGCGTTGGCTTCACGCTGTTGCGCGTGGCGACGCGGCCGAAATGCGTGCGCTCTCAACGAGCACCTCGGGCGCTGGCATTCCGACCGACATGGAGCGCCGCATTGTCGAGAAGATGTACCAAGCAAACGTGCTGCGCTCCATCGCCCCAGTGTCTTCGATCGACTCGAAGCGCACCATTACCGTGGAAGGAAACCTTCCCACGACAGCGCTCGTTGCAGAAGCCGGTTCGATTACCGCGTCCGACCCGACGTTCACCACCGCCATCTCCGTCGTGCCCTACAAGTACGTTTGCGCAACGCAGATGAGCCAAGAGTTCATTGAAGACGCGATCGGCCAAGGTGGCATCGGCAGTGGCCTCGATTGGGTTGCAAGCCGCATCGGCCTTTCGATGGCGCTCAAAATGGAAGAGGCGTACACCATCGGCACCGGATCGAGCCAACCGGAAGGCATCGCGGGATCGTCCGCAAACACCAAGATTTCAGGTGTTTCGCAACAGACCGACATCGGTGGCGCCGTTACGACTGTCACCGCCGACAACGTCATTGACACCGTGCACCTCGTGCCACCTCAGTACCGCAACTCGCCGCGGTTCCGTTGGCTCTTCTCCGATACGTTCCTGCGCGTCGCTCGCAAGTTGAAGAACAGTGTCGTCACCAGCGGCTCTACCGAATACATTTGGACGCAAGCACCATCGAACGCTGGCACGATGGTCGGCGGCGCTCCCGGCTTGCTCTACGGTGTTCCGTACAGCATCGGCCAATACGTGCCTACCGCGAGCACCGATGAGAACGTCTTCGCTGTCGTCGGCGACTTCAACTACTTCGAGATTTTCGACCGTACCGGCATGACGTCGCTCGTTGATCCGTACTCGGCGGCAAGCACGCACCAGGTCACTCTCTACACGTACGCGCGCACTGATTCCAAGATCATGCTCGCGAACGCGTTCGCTGCGATCACGGCCTGATTTCAGCAGTTCACGAAGCGCTTTTTCTTACCTTGCTCGCGGTGGGGGGGAACCCCCATCGCGGGTTTCATGGCTGCGACACCCATCCCAATCGACATTCTCAAGACGCGTTTACGCATTGACGTAGACGCCGACGATGTCATTCTCACGACGCTCTGTATTGCAGCCGGCGAAGTGATCGAGCGCGAAACTGGCGTCTCGCTTGCGAGCGAAACGCGCACCGCGAAACTTGACAAGTGGCGTCGATTCGTGCTGCCAGTTCAGCCAGTGGGGAAGGTCACGTCGGTGACGTACTACAACGGCAGCAACGTGCTCACGACCATGCCAACCGCACATTGGTACGTCGATGACACCGATAGTTTGACGGCGTTGCAGTTCAAAGAGACGCCCGAGATATACGAAGGCACCTATCCGACCGTGACCTATGAGGCAGGCTACGTGCAGGTGCCGCACGCGTTGCAGCAAGCGATCGTCGGGCTCGTCGGCGCGTGGTACGCGAACCCCGATGCAACCTCGGTGGCGTCGCTCGCCGAAGTGCCGCTATCGCTCAAGTACATTCTGAACGCGTACAGCGCGCGTGGGGCGCTGCGATGATCGGCAGCGGCCGACTACGTTTCCCCGCATCGGTGCTGCAACCGAGCGGCACTACCGACGATCTCGGGCAGCGCAGCGGCACGTTCAACGATCTCACTGCGGCAGCAAACGGCAACCCGCCGTTGTGGGTGGATCTCCGCACCGACTCAGCAGCCGAGCAACAGTACGCCGACGGCGTTGCAACGGTGAGGCGTGCCGAGATTCGATGCCGTTGGAACTCGCTGCAAAAGTGGGGCATCGACGAAACGTTCCGGCTCGTTGTTCGTGGTCGCACGTTCCGTATTGCTGGCATCACGAACCTCGATGAACGCGACATGGTCGCCGTGATCGAAGCCGAGGAGGTTGTATGAGCCTCGAAGCAGCCATCCGCAACATGCTCGACAACACGCCGCAACTAGCCGCGTATCCGATCACGCACGGGTATCGACCGCAACTGAGCACGTTGCCGGCGATCACGTACGAAGTGACCAGCAACGAGCGCAGCGCCGTCGCGCTCTACTGGCAAGCCGTCGTTGACGTTCGCGTGATCGCTACCACGACAGATGCGGCGCTCGATATTGCGGCGTTCGTTCCGAGCGCGTGCGATACAGGCACGTACAACGGGCTTGAATTCACCGCGGTGATGTTCGACGGCTACACGATTGACGCGGCCAGCGTCGGCGAGGGCGACGAACAGCAACCCGCCGAGGTCTCAAACACGATCACGATTCACTACAAGGAATAACCCATGGCAGCACTTTCATCGGCGCTCGCGTCTTTCAGTTGGGCCGGAACCGCAGTAAACGGGCTCGGCACTGTGTCGATTCAATACGATGCGACAATGATCGACACGACCGACATTGCAACGGGCCCGCGCACGTACATTGTCGGCAACCGCGGCTGCACCGCGACGATCGACATGTTCTATGACCAAGGCAGTACGGCTATGGCTGCGATCGAAACCGCGATCAACAGCGGAAGCGGAAGCGCAACGGCGCTTATCACGCTTTCCACTGGCATGACCTACAGCGGCCAGGCGTTTGTTCAATCGTTTAGCGCAACGGCTTCAACGAACGAAGTCATCCGCGCGAACTTCACCATTCAATACACCGGCACGATCACGATCGCATGAGCATTCGAGACGCACTCACTCTCAAGAACTGGCACGGCACGCTCCCGAACGGCGTCGCCATCGAGCTGCGCCGACCGTCGGCGCTCGATCTCATCGAGGCGCTCGACGTCTCTACCAAGACGCCTGAGCGTCTTTCCGCGTGGATGGTCGCTCGGCATCTTGTCGAGAATGGCGCACCAGTGTTTGCGAGCGTGGACGAAGCGCTTGCGGCTGACGCGTTCACGGTGCAGAAGATTTCAGCGCTGGTGGAGCGGCTGTACGCCGAAGGCCGGGACTAACTGACGCCGCACGTCGGGTGCTACGTGTGGCGTTCTCACTGACGAGCACCGATCTCGCTACGTTGAGCGTTGCAGCGCTGAACGTGGAAATGGAT